GCTAGGGGACGGCGATCCGGACCCCCGATAGACTTGATAATCTATCGTTTCCCGGCGCCGTGTAGCTTCTGGATGCTTTCTAATACTTGTTGTCATCTCAATGAGATTAGTAGTATCCCGTACCTACCATAAATCAAGGAGAGAGGACGCGGATCAACTACGTGTTCATAGCTCGGATTGTCAATCCTTACTATATAACTAGTTAGGTTTGCGATTCGGGGTCAGCTTCCGTTTTACGGGAGCGGCTGACATCGACTTATTGAGAGAGTGCCACGCCTTTACTCGCAGTGGGACTAAAGACGGGACCTTAGCCTCCTTTAACGGAGACTTCGGTTTTGTCGATAAAACCGCTACGGGTAGAGACGCAGCTACCTTCTCAACTTCGTCGCATGCCGCTAGAACGCTATTTATTTCGTTCTCGCTAGGCATCACCGAACCACTGATCTTCGAGATCATTAACTTGATATCACCCATCTTAAAATCGAACGAGGCCTGTAGATCCTCGATAATATAATCACGCCACCACGCAAGAACCAACTCCTTCAATCTCCCCGTTGGGGGATAAGGAAGGTTTAGGTTAATCTCGAACTTCGAAAGGATTAGCGAAACTCGCTTCTCAATTCTAGGAACGAAATCAACCCGTATTCTGCGCAGGAGCGCTTTCTGTACCGAGTCTCTGCCTTTGACCTCAGCAGACCGGAACGCCTTTCGTCCAAAAGACGCCATAGTAAGCCAAGACCAAAGTGTCCCCTCAGGACGAACAGAAGAGGGATGCGAAATCAAGATTAACAGTGAGCGTAGTTTCCTCGGAAGTTTCCCCAAGATGCGGTTTCCCGCAGCTGAGGAAGCCCGAAGCCCTACGCCCATGTACTTACTAATCCGAAAGATCGAGGTGGTCTTTCCTGTCAGTCCTTCGCACGCCCGAATTACTTCAGGCACGAAGGAGACCCCAAGTAAGCCCACCGCCGCCCCCACAAGAGGGAAAGGAGTTACCTCCTCACCTTTGTAGAAGAAGCGTTTGGCAAACTCAAGGGACAGGTTAGACGAAACAATGGATTTATGAAATCCAATGTCCACCCCGATCTCCTTCATACTACGAACATACTCGGAAGCGACCCCGTTATTGGCTATAACGACATCGTCCCCAAGCACCGCATAATCAGGAAACCAGCTCCGCCACCCTACACGGTAGGCCGAAAATTGGACTATCGCATGGTGAGTTATCGCCAGCATAGCCCAGGAAGAGAGCGCACCCATAGGTTGACCTACGGCGTACTTTACGGTTCGGAATTTGTTGCCAAACGTCTGTGAAAACAGGCGGGGCAAAACATAAGACCGATCGCAAAGGACCGCACGCCAACTTTCTGCGTACGC